AAAAATAATCCTTCACAATGAAAACATTTGGCCACACCCGAATTAAAATTTACATATAAGCTTTTATCTGACTTGTTTTTCCTATCTGGACCACAAACAGGACATTTTAATTTAGCGGTGCCACTTGTTTTATTTGTTTCAATAAGGGCCCAATTATGGATGTTGCTCATGATATAACTCTTTTTTTAGTTGTCGGTCCTAATTCTTCTTTTTGGGTATTTAGCCAATTTACAAAATGCCTGCAATATTCTTTCTTATTATCCTTAAAGTCAAAAGATGCATTCATCTTGTCATTATATTTTTTTAGTAATATTTTTGTTTGGGCCGAATTGTATTTATTATCCGACTGCATACCTGTTAATTCTAACCAAGTTTCTGAAATTAATAAATCTGCCAGAAATAAATCGTTATTATTTTCTTTAGTTTGGTTTAGTTTACTATCCTCTACTATACTTTGTGGTTTTACGGGTACTATAGGTTTACTTTTATCCTGTTTACGGACCCCTAAACCTATTAAAAGGAGTAATAAACCGTCATAAGTAATACACTTATTTTTTCTCTTAAAATATGCATCTTGAATACTGTCTACAAAATCCTGACACCAAACTATACTATTTTCATTCCATAAGACAGAATCAAACTTACCTAAATCAACTAAATCTTTAACTATTGAAATTAAAACTTCTTTAGTTACTTTACATTTTGCGCTTAAAAACATTATTGTAGTAGGCCTTGATAGGTCCAAATAATGATAATTAGTTTTTGCAAGTTCTCGAAGTATTTTTACAAAAACAGCAAATCCATCATTGCCATATGTTTCTTCTATGTAAAACATTTTATTTCCATCTTCGCATATAAAAGGGAAATAGTCTACGTTATTTCTTTCTGGTCTGGCCATAATATACTTTACTAATTGTTAAATTTTAAAGAAAAAAAATTACTCTACAAGAACGAAAGTAACTCCGTCAATTACAACTTTTGTTAATAAACCGTCTCCAATTCTTTTGTAGACCGTAGGTTTTGATAAATTATAAGTTTTAGAGTAGTTCTCTACTGTCTTGAGTTTTGTTCTATCTATTTTTAATGGCTGCATATTTTACTATATGTTAATTTTAAGTTCAAATTAAAGCCTAATTTTCACTAGGCTTGTTTGTTTTGTAAATGTAGTGATAAATTTTGGATTGGCAATGCGTGGTTACCATTTTATTAAAAAAATTATATAGCTATAACTTAGAAATAAAATAGCTAAGACATACATAATTATTAAAAATTGTTCCCATTTTGTGTATTGGTATTTAGTCCTGAATATAAATCTTATTATATTTCCCATATTCACTCTATTTTTTAAGGTTAATTAACTTTTGGTTGGTTGCTGAATTACTGAAATATCATTGCTTAATTCGCTTAAAAATAATTCTTCATCTTTCTTCCGATATGGTAATTCCCATATCGGAACTTATTCAACAAAGCCATCTTTTGGATGTTTATAAATTGACATAAAACAACTATATTTAAGTTCAACATAAGAAGAATATCATGCGCAAACATGTAATTAATTTCCTTCGTACATCTCGACTTCATTTTTATCTTTTGATCCTGTGTATTGACTAACTGAATCTTTTAATACAATTGATTCGTTATCTTCTAAATCTCTGATTATGTAATTACCTTTACTAATGTAAAAATAACCATAACGCCAAACTCCTGAGAATGCACATTTTCCTCTAAACTTTATTTCTCTCATAACATTTAATTTTTAAAATTCGATTTATTGGTTGTTGTATATTAGTTCGAATTGTAGTTCAGGAGTAAAAATAAAGCTTACGTTTCCATTTAAATCTGCAGTATCAATAATCCTGCATCTGTGTGCAAAATTAATTATACGCTCCTTCTCCAGCTCCAAATAATATTCCTCGCCTTTGCAAGTTCCGTTTTTTAGGTCTTCTATGTATTGTAATAATGCTGTTTTCATAATTCGTTGTATAATTGGTTAGCTTTTAAAATTGCTTCGTTGGTTGCTTCTAAACGTGTTTTAAAGTACAAATCACCACATTCTATTACTTCTGTAACAAACTCTATCTTACATTTGAATATAGGATCTTTATAGAACATTTTTAATGCTGATGTACTAATATAAATTCCAACCGAATCAAAAAACTCTATAATTAAAGCGTTATTCATGTTTTCTGGCAATATGTAGGTCAAGTGTTCTAAATCTCTTTCAAACATTCCGTAATTATATCCACAATTTTCTGATATTAAATTGTTTGGATATTTTGTGTATAAAAAAATATTAAAATCGTTAAGACATTTCCCAGTTAAGTTTTTCATAATCCAAAGTTATAATATTCAATTGATAATAAAATAATGCACACTACTAAAACAGTGCAGCATACTACCGTTAATAGTTTTACGAATATTTTTTGCGGGTCACTCATGGTTGTTATTTTTATATTTTATTTTCCATACTCCAATATTTAAAAAATTATCAGAAGTCCAAAAATTAACACCTTCTATAGGTTTTGAGTATTCCAGTTGAAATTCTTGTGAGTTTATTATAAATATAATATCATCATAAACTTCATTTGCTACTTCTATAAAAGATGGGTTTTTAAAGAATAAATTAAAACTCAATTTTTCTTCTATAATACTATCGTAAGTCTGTCCTCCTGTGTTATCTATCTTGTCAAAATATGTTAATGCCTCTATTTTCATTATTCATCTTTTTTATAAAGTCCGTTAATAGCTAAAATTACAGCGATTACAAAAGATATTATTGTAATCGCTAAGATTAATTTTTGTGTAGTATTCATGTTCCATTAATTTTAGATTGGTAAATTTCAAAATAAGGTTCCATTTCTTTAATCGGATAATGATTATCGATAAACTTCTGTAAATCTTCTTGTGTTTCTTGCTTTTTATAACTAGTAATACCATCTAATTTATGACGTTTAATGAAGTCTTTTTGTTGTTGCGTATATTTCATAGTTTTTTAAATTTAACCTACCCTTATTCGTAAGGGTAGGTTTGTTGGTTATTAAACAGCAGAAAATAAACTTTCTTTTAACTCTTCCATTGTAGAAAATATTTCAGACTCTTTAAAAGTTGAAAACCCTGCATAATAAACAGTTTATTTTTCTCCTTTTGTGTCATATTGATGATAATCAACTTTCATTTTACCCTCAATGACTAATATAGCCATTATTTCTCCCGAACACGGCTTATTTGATTGCATAAAAAACACTGTACTTCCTAGTTTAAAATTTTCTTTTTTCATAATTATATTTATTTATATTATTTTAAATTCAATTCCTTCTTTTAATTTAGCATCCATTACGACTTTACAAATACCGTTTTTGCGTCTGCATTCCGAAATAGATGGATATTCTTTATTGTCTTTAACACGAATAACTTTCTTTGAATTAACAGCCTTCCAATTGCGCTTTTCCTTTATTTCTAGCGATTGAAAATCTTTTCTATCAATATCAGTCCATTTATTTAATGGCTTATCCCATAAGCGATGATGCGGGTTTGCAATCATCGCTTGTCTTAGTAGTAAGGGTGACATTATAGGTTTAATAAAGGGATTAATTCAGTTTCAATATATTTTCTACAAGCTAAAACCATTTTTTCAGCTTTTTCAATATAAGTTTCGTTATATTCAAACTCAAAAACTTTTTTTCTTAAGCTGTCTGGTAAATGGTCGTAACTAAGCTCTTCTACTGCTAAATCGTAATCTTCAATACCAGGTTCGTCTTTGCCTAAATCTTTTGAAATATCCCATGACAATTTATTTATTTGTTCTTCACTTCCATTTTCCAAACAATAACACAAGCTACCTTTTTTTAATCTTGTTAAATTCATGTAGCCTTGTAATTGTCCATAATAATCTTTATCAGGTTCTATTTCAAAAAACGGAAATGTAAAAGCATTAAAAGGAACTTTAGCATCGATAACAATTTCAATAGTTTTAGTGTCGTATTCTCCAGTAAAATATTCGTTTTCTAACTGTGTTTCATTTTTTACTAACTCAACACCGTAATGTTTAGCTATTCTTTGAATTGCGCTTCCTTCCATTGCTTTTCCTCGTGAAAGGTATTTAGACCTAATATCTTTTTTCTTGCCTGTAATCTCAGATATAAGCCATTCTTTACAATAAGATTTAGCACTTTCGCTTAAAATTACTTCGTCAACTAAAGGTTTCAATCTTTCGATTTCATTTAAAGTATCAGGTAATTTTTCATTAACAATTTGCAAAGCTGTTTTACATTCTTTGTTTTTAAATTCTGACAACCTTACATTTAAAGATTCTTTTTTCAATAAAGCATCATCGTATTGCTCTTTATATGATTTACCAGTATGATTAGTCATTAACGCACCAATCTTTGAAGCTCTACATTTAAACTGTTTCATCTTGCAAAGTTTTTAATTGTTCTTCGGTTAAATCGTACTGTTTTATTATAGCTTCAAGAGTGGTTTTCTTGTCTTTAATAGCTGTTTTTGCTCCTGCTAAATCTTTTAATTCTACCAACGGCAAAACATCAATAGTCATTGGTACTCGTTTGTTTTTTGAAGCCGTAACCAATACACGTGTTGACTCTGGAATATGTGAAGCGTGGCTAATTCTAATCCCTCCAGTTTCTACGCCCGCCCATTTTACGCTGTCATCACGGTAAATAGTCAATCTTCTACCATGAAATATTAAACTATCCGACCCCCATAATTGCACTAAAACTCTTCGCATAGATTTACAAGGCTTAAAAGGCTTGTTGTTATCCCCGTAAAAGTAAATCGATACAGGTTGAGCATCATCTTCACCTCCTTTAATGTTACGAATTTTAATTGTTTTTGACCCTGATATTAAATCGTCTGCATTTAATTGGTCTGACTTTGGTATTATTGTTTTACTCAAATCCATCTCTTTTATTTTTTACTGATTATTTCAAATTCTGTTTCAATCTCTGATAGAGGTTTGTCGAAGTTTTCGTCAAGTTCTTTAATCGGTCTAATACGATTAATTAAATTAATTTCGTTTTCTTTTCGGTTACGCTCCAAATCCATTTCGTAATGGAATCGTGATTTTACATTATTGAATAATTCTATGTTTTCCTCAACTGTTCCCGAAATTAGCAACTCGCTTATTAAGTCTAGTTTGCTTTTCTGCTCGTGCGTCTTTATGAAGTTTAATAGTAGCTTTTTCATGATGTTATTTCTTTATAATCTGATTCAGTAATATTAAATGAGTGATAACCACTTTCAGTATATCCTAATTGACATTTTACAATACAATACACATAAGGATGGTTAAGCTCTGTTATTGCTGATTTTTTAAACTGAATAATACTTCCTTTCTTATATTTTTGACATTGAATTATATCTTTAGTTAATCTTCCGATTTTACGAGTTGATTTTTTAAAGTCATTTAATTCATGTCTATTGAAATATTCGTTTAATTCATCGAATGAATTTGGATATTTTCTTTTAAGCCATTTATTATTTTCCATAATTTTATTTTTTAACAGTTATTTTCCAAAGTATTTAGTGTGTAATTTTTTGTCGTTCGATTCTTTTTCTTTTTCGTAATCAATATACTTATCAATAAACTCGTCAACTTCATTTTCTTTAATGCCTTTAGGAAGCGATGTAAATAATTTAGAAAACCAATTTTTATAAACATTCTCTGGATTAACAGAAAATAGTTTTGCTAATTCATTACAGAAATCAGCCTTGTTTTTAATTCTTTGATACTTTTTTTTCATAGTTTAAATAGTTTTTTAAGTTCAATAATAGCATAAGAAGCGCTAACGTATCCTAATTCTTTTACTATTTTTTTAGCTTTGTTATGCTTTTTTCTAAGTTCGTAATAATCCTCTTGTAATTGTTCTAATTCTGATAATGGAGGTAAATCTTCCATATCATCTAGCGGGTTATATTCTGGATATTCTGTCATATCTTTCATTTTTAAAGTTAAGCAAATGTATGTAATAATTATTATAATTAATAATATTAAATGTTAAAGTTTTCAAAAAGGAATAAATTCTTTTTTAGGTATTATTTCTAATTCAGATTTTAACTGTAGTAACGACTTAAATTTACCGTCAATCAAATAACCAATTGTATAACCTTTTGTTATTTGCTTTACTAATTTTCCGCTTTTTAAATTAAAGCATAACCCACAAAGAGAAAATACGTAATTAATATTATTCTTAAGCCTGTATTTCGATTTATATGTTACGCTAAATTCAATCATTTTATTAGTGTTCATATTTGTTTATAATTGCATTTTTTATGCGGTTATTAGGTAGTTATAACTCATTTTACCAATCTCCTGCATCAATACCAAATACAGATAAATTTGCCACTACTACACTATAATCTCTATGGTCTCCACCTCCTATATGTGTATCTCCATCGCATACATTCAATGAATTTGGAGATAAATACATATAATATCCCATATCAACTAAGTCTGTTAATGCATTATTAATTTTTCTTAAATTTGACTTAATCCTTTTTTCTATTTTTTCATCAATATCTTTTTCTATACAAATAATACTTTTTGACATAATAAAAACGAGTTATAACAGCAATTACACGCTATTGCTAAATTGTGATTAATTTAGTTATTGTTTTGTATCTTTAAGTTCCGTGTTCAACTGAAAGATAATTTTGTACTTTTACGCAACAGACGTGTAGTTGCGTAACGTTATGCGTCAGCTTGACCAACATCGTGAATAGAAATTGCTAAACCTTGTTCAATAAGTCCGAAAACGTCAAAGTGCCATCTAAATAATTTATCTTGTATTTCAAAAATTTCGTCAAAATTTAAGGAATATTGAAAAATATCACATAATGAAAAATGCAGGGAATTTTTAAAAGGGGGTAAATCGCTAAAACTATCATCTGAAAATCTTATTTTTTCATTATATATTACTTGTAAAAATTCGATATAAGTGAACTCTTTCTTTATGTAAGAGTTAAATGGATTATCCTCAACATCACAGTTTGTTAATAAATCAGAAAGTGGTCTGAGTATTGGTAAATGTTTAGAAAGCAATAAACCATCATAAATTAAATGGTTATGTCCTACAGTAGATAAATCATAAGTAAAATGTAATAACGTTACAGTTCTTATTTCTTTAGTTCTAATATCCTGAGCTTTTAATTGAAAAGGGATATAAGGTAAAATGTGTTTTAATTCTAAGTACATATTTTTTGTTTTTAAGTTATTAAAAAGCCGAACGCATAACAATCACTACAAGCTAGTTGCCGAAATTCAGCAACCGTATAGGCAACCAGCGTGTAGCTTGAACGTTATAACTCATATCTAAACCATCCGTATTCTAACATTTTATCTGCTGAAAACTCTTTATATGGCAAAACATATCTTAATGAGCGAATATAATCTGTCATAAAAATAACATCTGATATTTTATATAAATTATCTTGTGAATTTCCAAATTTTTCTCCCAAAAACCTCTTAACATAAATGTTACCATAATGCAATGGAGCTTCGGTTTTACCTAGATTAAAACCTATTTCCATTAAATCTTCATCAGTAGCATTTCGCAAATCTTTTAGAACTAAAAAACTTTCTTCGAATTTATCTAAATTGGATAAATCTGAAACGAAATTCAATTTACAGTCCATAAGATGATTTTTATCATCAAATACTCCACCTATTATATCTTCTTCATTCATATATAATGAAAAAAATTTCATCTTGTTTTCTAATGTATTCTCCATAAGGATACGAGTTATAACAGCTACTACACAATATTTAGGTATTTCGCTGTAGTTTATAATTGGGTGTGTTTGGTTAGATTATTTTTCAACCGATACATTAGGATAACCATTCCTAAACATCGTGTAGTAGCAAACGTTAGGGAACAGTTATACAACTACCTTGCAATCGAGAAAATTCTCTAAATTATCCCCGAAAAAATGGTAAATACTATAAAAAGTATCATCTGATTCGTTATAAAAACTTGGAATACCATCATCACCTTTTTCTAGCAAAATAACTTCGCCTTCTTCAAAAAAATAATATTTAGAATATTCTTTTCCTATATTAATCTTAGTTCCTAAAACTAATTCCTCTTTAAGTTGCTCTTTTGTCATTGTGTGGATTTTAGTAACCGATTCCCTAACACCGCATAACAGTAGTTTAGGCATCAGGCTGGATTTATAATATTTTTTTGTACTTGGTAATATTCCACATCCTATAAAACACATAAATTGTTATCAAGACAATAATTATTATCATAAAGACTGTATTATCTATCGGGAGACTGTCTAATTCTCCGTTACAATGTGGATTTCGTGGCGGGCATGGTGCGTTAGGTGGTTTCATTTGTTGTTGTATGTTTGCTCGTAGTATTGTTCTGCATCAGATCTACGGTTAGCATCTCCATAATGACCCATGCCTAAATCGTAAGCGTCAATAATCTGTTGTTGTTCCACTTCTAAATACTCGCTATCAATCATTCCGATAACACATAATAAGTCCATGTCATCCCCATTGTCTACCGTCCCTTGCAAATGGTTTTTTAATCTATGCATCGCTGTTTTCATTTCTCCCCGTTTTTAAGTTTTTCCGATTCTGTTTTTTCTATCTGTTTTAATTTGTTCAGTGTCTTATCCATTGTGTCTATAAAATCAGGATGAATATTTCTTTTGTACTGAACGTGATTTAATTGCTTTCTTCCCATAATTAAAGTGTTTTTCCTTCTACTGCATTATTAAAACTTTCTGCTGATTTTAAGTAAGAAATTGCTTTTTCTAAACTTTTTAATTTATCTTCAATTAATTCTATTGGTTCGCTTGATTTACTTAATAGATCAGATTCTTTTTCTAATAATTCAATTGCGTATTTCATAATTTGTTTTTTAATTTATTTATTCCTTGTCTTAATGCTTTAGTTGTTAGTCCTTCGCCAAATCTTTGGTATTTTTTTAGTAATATTTCCGCTTCCTTAATTTTATCCTCTATTGACATAACTCTACTGAATTAAAATAATTTAACAAATACGTTTTTATGTTTTTTATTGTATAACTTTTTTGAATTGAATGACTAAATATCAATCCTGTTTCATCTTGAAAATTAATGTATTCTAAATATTTAGTAACTATTATTTTCGTTACACCTATATGTTTTTCATTTATAGGCTTATTAACTAAAAAAACAATTATCCCCCGCTTAAGCAAGAGATAATGTTTTTTTAAACTCTTCAAATGAAGTTGCCGACATTTTCCATTTTAACTCTTCTAAAATATTATTTATGATGATTACACCATCAATATCATTTTGGTATTTTACCATTGATAAAGCTTCTTTTACTAATTGTTGAGTATTCATATTTGATAAAATCATAATTAAAAACTTTAAGTTAACCGCTTCGTTGCTGTTATCTGAGGACAAATATAACATTTTTATTTTGTTAGTACCAAATATAAATGTAATTATTTTCAAATTATTTTTCACTCCACAAAAAAGCCCCTAGTTTCCTAGAGGCAAAAATAACCAATTATGAAAAATGCTTTATTTTAAAATATCCGCAACATCATCGATTCGTTGCCTGTCTTTATCTATTTTTGTGAACTTTGCTTTTTTAAGCAGTATTGGAGCGATAAATACAATTATCTTCCAAAGTCGTGATTCAAAGAATGGTTTTTTCATGTTATTTAAGTTTTTATGTGTTTTTCTTAATTAAGAGAAATATTGTTTAACCTCAGAGTCTCTACGTCCTTTTAATTCTGGGTTTTTTGTCCACATTAAGAAAGCTTCTTTTATAGTTGGATCATCAGGATTGATATTTACTTTTCGTAAAACCGTGCTGTTTCTAAACGCTGTAATCCCAATGTTATAAGCCAAAGAAACCAAGGAGTTAAATTGATTTTGATTAACTTTTGATTTTAACAATGAATCTACTTGAAAAGCGAATTTGTCAGCTGTGGAACTAGCTAAATTCCCAGCTTCTTCAATAGTTAATTTTTTATCCAACATTGTGACTTTTCTGCCATCTAAATAGTAAGTATTACCCATTGCTATGGTCGGCAGTCTTTTAGTGTCTAAATAAGGCTTTAATCGCAATCCTTCTCTTTGATGTAATTCTTTATATCCGTTACTATTTAATTTCATGGTTATTTACTTTCGTTTTCAATATTTTTTGTTATTTTTTCTATGTTTTTACGCATTTTTTTAGCTTCTTTTAAATAGTGTGACCTATCAAAAGAAAAACACATAGGCTTTATTTTTTCTATTGGAAAACACATAATCATTTTTTTTGCAGTTCAACTAAACTTCTTATTGAATCATAATATTGATTATTGATTTTCATTAACAAATCATTGAAAGATTTTATTTCAGTCAAATGTTCCTTATATAATCGGTCTCTTTCAGCTGTAAACTCCTGGTACAGCCTTTCTCTTTCCGCAGAACTTGATTTATATAATTCCTGATTTGTTTTAAATAGGTAATAGATAACTGAACCAAAAGCCAAAACAAAAGCTATAAGCACTCCTGTAATAGTAGCATCGTTCCAACTTATAACATCATGTATCTGATCGGGGGCTATTTGCATTGAAATCATTTGAACATTCTTTTATTTAATTCATAAATAATTAATGCCGTTAAAATTACGGAAAATATTACAATTTCATACCAAGTATGATAATATTTAGGATAATAAAAGCCAAAAATATTTATAACGTTTGATAAAATCAACCCAAAAGGTAGTAATTTAGTTAGTAAACAATACCTGCCATACCAAAAAACATAAAGAAAAAGTATATCTGTTGCTAAAGAATAACCGCCAATATTACCCCAGACCACATAATTTAAATCGAAAATAACAGATAAAAAACTTACTCCCATTAAAAAGATAGGGAGTAAGTAAATTATTTCTTTTAAGAAGTATTTCAAGGCTTTGGATTTTTAATTCCTCCGCCCCCGATTTCGCTCGATTGTACTGTAGTTCCTCCTGTTACATTTCTATCTTTAGAAAATAAAGAGAATAGAACGGCAGATATACCAGCCCCAGCAACAAAATATTGTCTATAAGGAGTTTCTATAGTTGCCATAGTACCAAAAATACTTGCCAATGTCCCAAAAAGTGACGTTTTCCAATTTTTCATATTTATTTGTGTTTGTTAATTAATTAATGTGATACCCAAGCAGTACCATTGTAGAATACAGGGCATTTTACTGAGCCACCTCCAACTAAAACTCCTAAATATGTAGGCGCTAAAGCGTCTGTAACATAAGCAGTATCCCCTTGTACACCTGTAGGTAAGGTAGCTACCGTATAGTTTTTTAAGTTTACTTTAGCTTTTCTTATATAAACTTCTCCATTCGCTAAATCAAAATCAATAAAACTATAAGTCAAAGCCGTGCCAGCATCATTAACTCCTTCTATATACCCTTTGTTAGCGTAATTTCTAAATTCAAAACGTTTTGAATTTGCAGAGGAAGATCCTATGTCTGCCAAAGCTAATATGCCTCCAGTAGCACCCTGTAGCAACGTTCTTGCATAAGCAACTGTGCTTTTTATATTTAAAAGATTTCCTGTTATTCCAGTTTGAGACACAAAAGTAGACGGAGTATCTGTATTTACTCCCAATTGCTCTCCAGAAAAATATAAAGGATAGAACGGTTTTTCTATTTGTATGCACAACAAGTTAGCCCCACCGCTTTTTGTAAATAGTGTAGGATCAATTCCCACATTAGACCTTACAGAATGCCACCAAACCACACCTTTAGCATAATTACTTGGGTCATAAATAACAAATTCAGATTCGTTCCATTTACCGCTACTTTTCCATAACTCCATATCTAAATTAGAAATGGTTAATTGACAAGTTCCAACTGGCAGTCCAAATATTGATGTTGTTGGAAAATAGAAAGTGTATTTATTCCATCCCCCGAAAATCCTTAATGCTGCTATTGAATGAAATGTCTGTGTAAATACAAAGCCTGCATAACACCCATCAGCAGATACTTGGTCTAGCGAACAATGCTCTCCAATTATTATACCATATCTAAACCCAGTAACTATTGTATTTTTAACTGATGTTGTAAATTCTGCATTTGTTTTAGAAACAACAATTCCAGCTATTTCAGCAGTAGGTAAATTTGTATTAGCGGTCATTGAACCGTTTATGTTAACAATAACTTTATTGAAAAATGAAGTCGATGTGTTCATCATATTTAAACCTCCTATCACTGGGCCATAACCAAATGGGTCTTTATTTACTAATACCGTAATATTTTCAAAACCAACATTTGTATAGTTAATGTTTCCAAAGCTAGTTGGGTGTTTAGTTCCAAAAACAGAAGGATTGGTGCCAGAAACAGTTGTCAGTGTAGATAACAAAATAACTCCCTTCATTGTCGGTCCAAAAGTACCAGTAAAAGCAGATGGTGTAAAATTAGGTTCTGTTTCTCCTAAAAATGTTATAGCTGTTTTTGTGGCGCTATCTGAATCCGACGCAGGAATATAGAGTTGTGAATTTGGATTAGCCCCTAAATTATCGGACGTTACCAAACTACCAGCTATTACGTAAACACCATTAGGAAAATAAACAATGCCCCCGCCTGCAGAAATACACAAGTTAATTGTATTTTGTATCGCTGCGGTGTCGTCTGCAACTCCATTACCTAAAGCGCCATAATTTTTTACGTTCCATACATTAAAACTGCCTGCTGACATTATAATTTTAGTTACATAAGTAGAGCCGTTATACACCCAAGTAGAGGCGTCTGATCCAATATAAAGGTTATTTACATCTATCTTTAACGTATTATTGTTTGTTGTAGGTGGGTTGGCTAAATCAAAAATTGTCGCGCTATTTGGATTAACGTTATTTACATAAACTATTTTTGAATAATTAGTAGGAATTAATCCGTCTACATATGTTTTAATAGCCTGTACGCTAGGATAAAGCGTATTATTTACTGTTGCAAAATCTGTTGCTTTATTACTTTTATCTTCTTTACCTGTATTCAAAGTATTTAAAGCGTCGGTAGTCGTAGCTCCTGCAACATTTGAAAGATTCTGAACTGCGCTAGTATTTAAAGGTACTGGAACATCAATATATGAATTGTAAGAAGTGCCAAGCCATAAGCTTTCAGTTATACTCGCTCCGGTTGTACCTACTTTTTCGGCTGAAATATGATAACGAACTCTTTCGCCTACATTAATCGTAAATGGAAATTCTATTGATGCACTAACAGGCACATTTGTAACACTTCCGTCCGCTAATGTTAAAAGACCGCTGTCAAGAATAGCAATAACAGTAACGCCTAAACTACCAGTAACAGCTCCAGAAATTCCAGAAGCTATTGGAGTTCCAGTATTATTACATTTATATACCTCAACTGTAAATCTTTGTTGTGCACTATTCGGAGTCGTACTAACAGATAAATTACCTGCATATACGCCCTTTGGGAAAGTTGTAATAGTTACATAAGCATCCCCTATAATGTCCTGAGTAAAATATTTCTTTTCATTATCGTTATTAGAAACTGACTGTGTAGCACTCGCAACTATACCTTTATTTACAAAATTAGCTTTATAAAAAGTACCCGCTGTAATTGTAGTTTGATCTGCTGTTAGCCATAATCTAGTGGTTATTCCTGCCGTTGTAGCTACAACATTTCCTAAAGCGTCATCAACGCCTTGAAAGTAACCTTTAATACTACTTGTTATAGGCGTAAAGTGTTGTACTGGCGGAATAACTGACAATGAAATGTTTTCGCCTAGTATTTTACCTTGAGTGCCGTCCGCGCCTGTTGTTGTAATGAAGTCGGATGTTGTAACTGTTTGGTTATTTGTAGCTCTAAAAGCCTCTTGCTCAAATTCAGTTCCGTTACTTACCTGCCCTATCGCAAAAAAAGGAAGTAATAATAAAATGTAAATTGGTTTTTTCATGTTTGTTTTTTTTATTGAAAATCTATAACTACGTAATTATTAATAGGTATAATACTTTTCATAATTACAGTAGTTCCTGTTTGGGTAAATGTATTAGGTTTCGTTGCGTTATTTGGAGTGGATAAAAACCAAATTGCATTATTTACATACACATGTAAAGCCACTCTTCCGTTTGGAATATCAAAATCTTGAGTAGGCGTTGCAAGTAATGGGAAATCAATTGAAACCATACTCGCAGGAGGCACAAAATCTACTTGTTCATATGCTGTGCCTGCGGAATTCCCCCTTAAATATTTTAAAGGAGAAATGGCATTAGGCATATCGCTTAAGTCTGTTGACTTTTCTACAACCGTAATATCTCTAGTTGTTAATTGTAATTCATCATTAGAAACAACTACAAATTGACCCGATTTGCCAAAATATTCAAATGTATCTAATAAATCGTCAAATCTATCTACACCAGACCCGCCTCCAGTTATCCAATCAAAAAAACCCAATGCGGTTAGCTTGTCAAATAAGTCTCTAATACTTATTATTGCTGAAATTGGCGTAACTCCGTCGAATAAACTTACATTACCAAATAATACTTTCTGTTCTTTAATTAAATTAGCTCCGTTTGATGTTTTAAAATGGCATTCACTACCAACCGTTAACAAATCGTTACGAGTGTTTATTATTTCCGTAGAAACATCGCTATTTAAAACGAAACTAAATTGCTCGTTGTCTTCTTTTGTTATAGATAGTAAGTTTATCATTTTATAGTTTCATTATCATTAAAGTCACAATATAAGGTTGCAAGTTTTTATCTGTCCCAGAAACACCAGTTGATTCGGTGCTTATTCCGTAAGGAGCCTCATTTAATGACCTATCATAAAATCCGTCTGCTCCTTGATCGGGACCATATCCCTTTATTTGATTAACCGTATGCGAATGCGCTACAACTACAGCGTCTTTGCTTCCTCCTGTAGCTCCTAAAACAGGATAACTACTAGCATCATATTGTATGGCAACTCTACCGTTTCTATTTCTAGTGCCGTTGTTTCCGTTGCAAATAGCCCAACCTAAACGCTCGTTAGTTCCTAATCCTGTTACATCGAAATTTGATGCAATATAAGCTGTTGAAACGTCAATTTCTTTAATATCTCCTGTCTGAAAAGCACCGTTAGCAAGAGTGTTAAGAATAGTTCTAACTTTTAAGGCTGTATTTGGAACGCCTGTTGCTATAGCATCAATTTGAACTTGTATTTGGCTTCTTGTTTGTCCTTGTAGCGTACATGCTGATAATAACAGCAATAAAATAAACTTTTTCATATCTTTAGTTATAAATTAAAAAATCATTTGAATCGACAAAATATACTTACGAGATAAAAAAAGAAACTATTCCATTAACCAACAGAACAAATGAGGGATTCTCTTTAATATTGAATTTAAATAGCCCTGATAAATATAGTAACTTAAGATATTCGGTAGAGAGAAATATTCGCAATTATTGGAATCAGTTTTTAGCAACGGTAAATTTATATTGGAAAGACAAACCGTTAAAAAATACTTACTATAAAAATAATGGTAAGTGCGAAACTGAATACAACGGATTGCGATTGACCGAGAAAGAAGATTTTATTCCGACTGACCCAATAGTCACGCCAGATATGTACGAGGACGTTATTTTTTCTAATGTAGAGTTTAAAGATTTCATAGCATTGCAAAATAAAATTCGTGCATTAAGAGGCTTTGTAAGGACTATTAACAACAATAATAGGGTGTTGAAATTATACCTTATTAACATTAGTTATGAAAATAAATCAAAGCAACTTACAATGTCAGGGCAAGAAAAGTTTGAAAAAGCCTATTTGTCTTTAGTTGTTGAATCGGGGTTAATTACCATAAACGAAGAAACCGTTTTACGCAAGTTGACGTATGAAATCGTAGAAGAACAACAGGTAGTTTTGTTTGACTTAGAAAGACAAAGATTATACAATCCAGTATATTGGGACAAAGTTAGTGTAAATGGGGTTGTTTTTAAAACAATAGAATTATTGAAAAATGCCTTAGATTTATTGTAAAAAGCTTTATATTTGAGTAAATATATTTTTTCGTAATTTAAAAAGAAAGGAGATTAAAACCGATGCGTAAAGTATCGGTTTTTTTATTTATATTTGCTTTACCAACAAGGTACTGTATGCAAGCACCAGTAATTAACATATTTAGAACGCTTGAAGAGGCGTTGTACTTTAAAAACTCCCAGATAAATACACAATTTATCTTTTCGGGAGTTCAATTATTGCCTAATAATTCAAATAAATACATTCAAGTTACAAATACGCCAAACGGAATTAATTTAGAGGATTGGACAGTAAAAGTAATTTCTGTTTGTTCTGGAGAAGAATTAGGAGATATTACAGACTCTTTCATGGTTGAGTCACTAACAAATTCAATAAACGGAAATCCACAATTTGTATGGTCGCTTCAAAATATAGATACTGATTTCGGTTGGGGGTTAATTTACCTTAAAATCACTCAAGTAGTTGGAGAAACATTCTACACACAACCGTTTATAATTTCGAATATAGACAAAGAAAAAACATCTACAATAACATACAAGCAAAGCAATTCAGACCCAATTCAAGTAATTGGAGTTCAAGCATGGTTTGACGATGTGGATTTAATTCAAGATTTAACGCCTTATTATGAAGTTTCAACTCAAAGTTGGGTTAATGCTATTTTAGAGCAAGGAGAGGTTGAATACTGGAGAACTGAATTAATGCCAAAGTATTTACTGGTAAAATTAAAAGCTATTTTAGGATTACCATACGTTTATATTAATTCGGTAAGAGCAAGTA